CCCCAGCCGTATCAGTTCACGAAAGGCAGCATTTTTCATCTGATGGAACCGGACATTAACCAGGAGATCTACGGCCTGCCCGGCTATCTTTCTGCCATTCCGTCAGCCCTGCTCAACGAGTCCGCCACGCTGTTCCGCCGTAAGTATTACATCAACGGCAGCCATGCAGGCTTCATCATGTACATGACCGATACCGCGCAGAACCAGGAGGATGTGAACAACCTCCGCAACGCAATGAAAAGCGCCAAAGGTCCAGGCAACTTCCGCAATCTGTTTATGTACTCGCCTAACGGCAAAAAGGACGGGCTTCAAATCATCCCGTTATCAGAAGTCGCGGCAAAGGATGAATTTTTGAATATCAAGAACGTGAGCCGGGATGACATGATGGCAGCACACCGAGTGCCGCCGCAAATGATGGGGATAATGCCGAATAATGTTGGGGGATTTGGGGATGTGGAGAAGGCTAGTAAGGTTTTTATGCGTAATGAATTGATACCGCTACAAAACAGAATAGAAGAACTCAATAAATGGCTCAAAGATGACATAATAAAATTCATGCCATACAGTTTCATATAAAACTAAGGGCCGAATACCTCGGCCCTCTACATTAAGATTTATGGCTAAAGAGTATACCTGTAACAGAACGTTGATAGGCATCAAGCTTCTCTTGCCTCTGCTTAAATTTAGATTTGATATCACTAATACTCGGAATACCTATTACTCCAAGGCCTGCACTTAACGCCGTTAAAGTAGTATTGCCAGTCAGCGCTCCAGCAATTGCTATAGCACCATTTGCGATACATGGTAGGACATCTAGTCCGTAAATTCTCAATTTCTCTTTTTGGGCTTTTGCAAGAATCCTTTGATGTTCAATAAAAGCCCGGTCTACATTATCAATTACTTTTTGCGTTGTCCTCGAAAAGCTCTCTGCCGAAGAATTGATTAAAGAGTCAACACCATTTGATAAGATGGATCTTACATCCTCCATCAATTTGTTACGTCTCAACTCAATTATTTTATTGACCGGTACATTTCCTAACCATGAAAAACCATCTTGCATACCAGCAGATAACGCATGAACCATATGCAAATTTTTTAGTTCAATATCATTGACATCAAAATTAAGAGATTCGTACTCAATAAGCCAAGTATAATAGAGCCAAGATGTGTCTGCATTTATATATGGAGTACTACCAAGTTCTTGTGCATTACATTTTGCTGAATAGGCTTGCGGCATTCTTCCAATGCAGGAAAGGAAAACCTCCATTCCAGCATGATCACCAACAACATTACGTGATATTCTTTTTTTATCAGATAGTAGTTTTTCTAATTGAGTTTTTGGATTTAGCCCCCATGCTGTATCAAAAATAAGTCTATCTGCTCTCTTAATATTTTTAAGAACAGCATCAATATCATTCATCGAATAACTAAAATCTCGAAATTCATCGTAGCTTTCGAACCGTCGATCATAGAGATATTGCGCATGAGTCAGAGCATAAGGCTCACAAAAACTCATCAAATTTTTTTTGCTCTCAGTTTCAAAATCTCTTCTATCCGGCAAAATTAATACTATTGCTGGCTCTATATCTTCAAGCGCTACTTCTTTATATGTCATACATGTTAGGACATGCTTCAGAAGTATCCTTGTAAACTCAGCCTTATCTGACTTTTCATAGAGACGACCGACTCTTAATATAGGACATGGAAGTGAAATAGTATCAACATACAACCCTGCAATAGAGACAGCATTCTCATCAAATGCAGGAAATAAGTCACCAGAAAAATTAGCTTTAAACTGAGAACCATCCTGCAAATGTATTACACCAATATCGGATGTTACCTGCCAAAACTCTATTACCTGATTATATAACTCAGGAAAAATATCTTCTATTTGCTTAACATATTCTTCTTGTTGAGAAAAAAAACTTGATGCTTTATGTGGCGTTGCATTAGTTTTTTTCATCAGATAAAACAACTCGCCAAAATTACTAAAAAGAATATTAAAGTAAGAACTTTGCAAGTCCTGAATAGAGTATTTGTTTTTTATATCTTCTCTTTCTAAAAAGTGATTAACCGCTGCTCCCATAGCCCTTATTCTGCCATCAACAGTAGAAGGGTCAACTTTACCATCCTGTCGCAGCCTTATTCTTTTAAAACTTTCAATAAAACCTTCTACAAGATGATGAGCTATTTTTAGTTTTCCCGCTTCCAGTTGTTGCTTAATGAGAAAAACACGCTCAGTTAAATCATCTACATATTCCTCATCTTGATATTTTTCCATAAACGCTCCATTAAAATATTTAATAATGCATATAAGAATAGTTAATAATATTTACAGTAACTATATCACATTAGATCCAGATTGTTACACTGTTGCGCGCGCTCGTATCCCCGCCACGCCTGCCCGCTTTATGTAGTAGTTTTCATGCAGGTGCATGATCTACGCGAAAGCCCGCCAGTTCTGGCGGGCCCTAGCAAAAACGATCCTCAAACGATCATGCGATCTCATGCAGCATAGTCATGCACGATCATTTGACTCAGCATCTGCTGCACGCTTGCTGCGCGAAGATGCACTTTTACTATCAATCTTTCGACAGTTCTTTCTATCCCTGGCTTCATTTTCTTTAAATTTGTTATATGTCTCAGTATCAAAAAACGAAATTGTTTCAACCTCATCTTTTGGTATGAGCACACGGAAATCTTCGATATTAAGCCGAGACATTCCACTTATCACACCACTATCAAGATAATGTTGGTGATAGTTAGTCGTGATACTAATCGTTAGATCATCTTTATCCCGATATCCGCTTAACATCGGGAGAAGTTCAAGGTGCTCTGAAAGCCCGTTTTCTAACGCCGGACAAGTAACAAGACCAACATAGATTTTGCGAGACGACAGAGTTGCTATGATCGGAAACTGTCTTGCGGACGCTTCCATGAGTAATGATTCGAAAGCGTTATTACCCACAGCTTTAGCTAAGGCATCCCAACGACGATCTCCACGTGATGTGCGTAACTTATTTCCAAAACCTGAAATCGCAGCGAGGACAATTGAAATCATAACCCATGCTATCTGTTTGATTTCATTTATTCTTTGAAGTTTGTCTTTCGATGAAGACAACATGCCATTAAAACTGTCAGGTGTTAGATTCAAGGCATTAGCCAGCCAACGAAACCCTCCGCTGACGTTCAAAATAAAGGTGAAAAAACCGCCAAGGAGAAAAAAAACGATACCCCAGGCAGCCACAAAAAAATAAGCGTCCCAGCCGTTGGAACGCTTATATCGGTATCTTGTTGAAAGTGATAGGTTTACATAAATAAAACCACTAACCAAAATCACTGCTAAAAGTAATGTTGCCATTATCTGGTTCTATTAGTTTTCTCTTTTACAGTGCTCGTTTTGATGCCTTCAAGCTTATCCATCTGTGCCTTGATGGCATCCATTGCTCTTTTGTTAGACAAGTCTACGGACACAAAACCATCTTTACTAAGATTGAGTTTGTCCTGGTTCTCTTTAAGAACCCTTGCCAGACGTTCAACTGGGTTACCCAGGCTAAATGCGGCGATGCTTGACATAACTCCCCCTTTTCACATGGCGCGGAAGTCTACACTCCGACGCCTACAACCTCAACAGATTATCTTTAAAATTTAGACAACAATATCATCTGTTGATTGCGTTACTTAAACTTAAGTTCAATGCGCTCGATCATGCAAGCTGTTTCTTAAGAACTGTTAATTTCCTGGCATATATAGTGGTTAAGGTAACAAATTGACACTAACGCCTCGCATAGCTCGTTGTTCAACCTTGCTGACGCCAGAAGCAAGTTCAGACGCCAGCAACGTTTCTTAATGCAGCCAGCTGTCGTCTTCCCACACCTTCTGCATAATTTTCATCACTTGTTTTCTTTCTTCGTCCAGTTGCAATCCGGTCAGTTCCACACCGTTAGAGCTACCTTTGCGGATACGAATTACCATTTTGGGATACAGAGGACGCAGATTGCGGTAAAGCTCGGATTCAAGGGCGTCCAGGGTAGACTGGCTAATCTTCTGCTCTTTATCGATCATTATTTCAATGCGCATAAAAAGTCACCTCAACTGATGACATCCATTGAGCGGTTGTATTCGTGGGTTCTGATTTTTGCCATGAGTTCATCTGTTAGTTCAGAAACCCACTGCAAAGCCAGCCCCTTCTCTTCATCACTACACTCACTAGCCGCTACAAGCTTAAGAAAAAAATCAATGCGCTGGAGCTTCAAAGACTCCAAAAAATAGTCCTGCATCTTTCCTCCTATGACACCAAAGCAATACTGTAAATATAACCACTGTTTATATTTACAGTATATAATAATCTTACTGATGTAAAACGTTTTTTTACGTTCATCAGCCTGATATGCCTGGTATTATTAAGAGCACGAATTGTTAACCCGCGTAATTAATACAGGTTTCGCCACTTATCATCTTCCTGCAAACGCTGGTTCCGATAGAAGATACGCAGGCCTGCTCCTGACGGAATACTGCCGCCGCGAAGGAGTAAATCGACCTCTTTCTCGCTGCCATCAAATCCTCTGGACTTCAGTTCATAGACGAGCTGCTGTCGCTGATGGTCTGTAATTCGCTGTTTGTAGTCTTTACGCCGTTTCGGTTTCACCAGGCGTAACCTTGCAGCCAGTTCCCGGCGCTCTTTTTTGTTCATACTGTGCAGGTAATCGTGCAATTCCTTGTCATCCATGCGGGTAATATCCGTTCTGGTATCCCCATCAGCTGATTTGTCTTTCCCTTGTTGGTACAAATTTTCAGCAAGGGGACAGTTATTGCCACGAGTCCAAGGGGCGCAAGCGCCCTGGTCGGCTGCCGCCTCCTGAACGTCAACGGCCTTACGAACCATTTTCCACTTCACTGCATGAGTGCAGATCTTGCCCTCTGCAATGGGTGACCAGATGCCATAAATACGAATACCGTGATCGCCATAGGCGGTTGGCACTTCGTTGATTTCATAAGCGGTTCTGATGAGGTGATATTTGCGGGGAACCAGTACGCCGCCCTGCTTTATGATGTAGGTGGCAAAACAACCAGCATCAGCAGCAGCCAGAATGGCATCAAGACGCGGGTTATCCAGTACCGGCGCACCTGCTTTTTTGTCACCCTGTTGCCTTGCCGCCTGACCAGCCAGCAAGCGAAGTTCACGGTAAGCCTGACGTCCCGGAATACCAAAGAAGCGGAATTGCTGAACACGATGCAGAGACGCCCAGGCATTAACGTATTCAGCGTTATCACGCAGGGATTTACCCGTTTCCTTGCTGATCTCGCCAGCCAGACCACGCCCGTCAATGTTCTTACTGATGTATTTCGCGATGTAGCTTGTCGGCGTTCCTTTGCGCGGGTTTATCAGCTCAGATTTAAAGCGTGGACCAGTGTTATTACCCAGTTCCTCGCGGTCTTCACGGATGGCAAACTTACGCAACAATGCAGTAATGGCGCGGCGGTCTTTTTTGCGCATGAAACACAACAGGTGCCAGTGAACTGTACCGTCATGATGCGGCTCAGCCACCCGCACGCCATACCAGCGCAACCCGGCTTTGTGCATCGCCTTACGAAATGCAGCAAACATGCCGACCAGATAATCGCTGCTTTGTCTTACCGTCGCATTTGTCCAGGTTGGGTTTGGTCTGCCGTTATTGAGCGTGGAATGGAAACGTGACGGACAGGTAATGGTGTAGAAAACGGCGCAGTCACCGCGCATTTCCGCGATAAGCTCCAGACCTTTAACACAGGCCATCATCTCATTGCGGCGGTGCGCCGGGTTGCTGCTGCTGGCGTTTACCACGTCTTCCATATCCAGCGTGTCGCCCTCTTCGTTCACCAGTTCATGAGAACGGAAAAACTCCAGTGACTTGCGGCGCTGCTCACGTTTATGCATCACGGCTTCATAGCTGACATAGGGAGATGCTTTTTTGCTGACCAGACAGACAGCACGCAACTGCTCTTCCCGCCATTCGCAACGCATCTTCCATAATTTCCGATACCACCAGTCGGCGCACAGCATACGCGCCAGCGAACCCGGAATGAGTTCATAGGGCACAGGTTTGCGGCGGTTTCTTTTCCGGCGGAGTTGCTCAAACGCAGGCGGGATGACATCCAGACGCAGGGTTTCCGCTGCCACCTTTTCCCATGTCTTGCGGATTTCTTCTGGCTTAACGTCATCGGTGGCATACAAATCACCACAAGCTGCATCAAGGCACATGCTCATATGCGCAGCGACAAGGGTAGACAGGCGTTTCACCTGATCCTGACTCATTTCAGGCAGAATCAGCAGGCCGTCCAGCCCTACATGGCTTGCCATAAAACGAAAAGATGCAGATAGCTGGCTGTCGCGTACATGCTCCAGTCGTTCCAGACATGGCTTAATCGTCTCACGTAAATAGCGGGAATAAGCCTTTGGCCTGCCCAGGCTGCTGAAGTATTCAATACGTTGCATCAGCGGCTTGCTGATATGGGAGGGCTGGGCGCTGACGTCTGCCAGAATGACCATGTCCGGGTTAAAACGCTGCTGCTCATGCGCCAGCTTTGCCCGGCTAATTAGCTTATCCTGCTCCATTTCGCGCTGGACAGGATCACGGGATTCATTAAAGAAATAACGCTCCCAGACCTGATCACTCAGTGCCTCGCGGCGCAGTTGTTCCTGCTCGTTATCGGCAGCGTACAGAGTGATCAGGTTTGAAAGCGCAGAAACCGGCGCAACTTCCGCCGGGTCCAGATAAGGGTTAATGGCTTTTTTCGGGCTGTTCCATGAGAATGCTGCGGCAGCCTCGTTAAAGCCGCAGCAGTTGTTCATATCGGCATGACTCATGCACGTACTCCGTACACGGCAGAACTGTCCACGCTACGCGAATAATCAAATCCCACCCAGCAGCGCGGCCCGGAAACAGCAATGATTTCTGTTGCTGATTTACCCTCGC